CAAACCTTTCGGCATTTTGTAATGAATCCTCAGTCATTGAAATTGGTATTTTTTCTGCCCCTAAATCCCGCATAACACAATATCTATGCCGACCATTTCTCATTGTAATCTGGCCACGGACGTCTACTTTTGCTCTTGGCATCACGATCGGGCCGAATTTTTGGAGTCTTTCAACGGGGTCCATAGCAAAAAATTCCAAAACTTTCTCATATCGAGTGCCAATTTCATCTGCCCCAATGTAATACATATCTTCGGACGCCCAAGCATTATCCCAAATTTTAGTGATTATCCAGGCAATTTTATGTGTCATATAATCGACCACCATCCGCCGCATCAAAGCCTCTAAATTAAATTCTTTTTGCTCCTCTCTTAAGATATCAAAATGATATGTCACCAGTGGCCTCCGGTAATTTTTCATCTATATTTCGTGCATTCTTAGCCAATAAAAGGTTTTGAGAATATTCATTTGAATTGGTTATTTGATGTTTAATCGATAATATTACCCATTTCCCGTCAAATGATTGATTTGGTTCCTGTATATTATCTTGATTTGGGTATACAACGTTTAAAATGTCGCCGACTTTTCGGTCAAGAGTTCCAAGAGTCCGGACCATAAGTTTATTGTTATGCAAAATGGTGCTTAACTGAGCGGATCTAACTTGTGCCACTTCATGGCTATGATGATAATCTCTAACTAAATTATTTTCATTGAATAGTGCCCCATCAAATAATAAATTCCGCCCCTGAGTTAAAAATAAACCTGCATTATCCTCATAAGTTGCCGCCGTTTTGACCACATTATATCTATCATTGTCTCCCATTTTATATAATGTTTTGCCGAATATCCCAACCCCGGAGTCGACATTTAAATCGAAATATGCATCTTGTTTGAAAAAATGTATATCATCAACTCGAAATGACATCTCCCTCTTTGGCAAATAAGTCAAATTTTCAACTGCCGGTTCAGCAAGTAAAAATGAAAGAGGCACAAAATGAAATCCGGCCATCGATTCAAAAAACATAAAATCTCGCTCGCCGAATTCAGATACAGTATTATTGACCAAAAAATTTATTACTGAGGTGCCTTTGTGATAATTGCTAAAATATTCAATCAAATCATTGCCAAAATCGACAAAAAGTTCCTTTGTTGACCCATAAAAATCTCGGACAATTGTCTCGACAATTATATCTGGAAAATCCCAAAATTTTCGACTAATACGATTTAATTGGTCTGTCTGCCGTTCCTCAGAATAAAAATAAAATTCTAAAATTCTAAGTTTGGCAGCAGCTCGTGTAACAGAATCGTCCCTGTTGATTTTATATAAGCGAAATGTATAAAGTTTTTCGATATTTGTCGATCTTTCCAGGATGGTAATTTCAATTTTTTCATTGCCCACCAATGGAGTGCGCTTATACATATCAAGCGTATCTGTTATATATATTTTGCCGGACATGAATGGTTCAAATATTGATTCAAAAAAATTTATCCCCATGAATATCCCAATTAAATCAATTCGCTGGCCGGATATAGATATCAAATCCAACTTAGCGATTTTAATTGTATCAAAAACGGAAATGTATGCTTTTTCTTTTTGAATTTGAGCCATGATTATTCCGGTTTATTTTTTAAGACATCAGATAAAAACTCATTGACAAAATCAGATTTTAAAATTTTTATTTTTCTTTTGTCGTCATTCTCGCTCTGTAAATCATCATAATTTGTGCCATATACGCCTAAATCCAAAAACCCTTCGGTATCAATGGTCATCTGTTTCGCAATGGTCTGCAGAACATCGTCCGGCACCGGTAAATCCCAAATCATATCTCGGATATTATTAATGATTACCAATACCCAATAAAGCTCAGGGTCACCATATTCATTAAATGCCATAGATTCTAAACTATCATGCTCTTGCCAAATCCTATTGAATAGATATTTTTCTTCTATCGGTTCATCCAGGATATATTTATTGAAAATATTTCTTACCTGAAAATCTCCATGGTCCATTATTGGTAAAAGTCTGAAATATTTCATTTTATGTTAATCCTAAATTATATTCTTTTTTATTGGGCCGTTCGAGTTCTTTCATGGTTAAATCAATAGTGACTTGAGTTGGCGCACCATCTCGATAAAATGATTGACCTTCTGGTGTATACTGTACATTGAGGTTTGTGATAACTGATGTTTTAAAAATGAGCAACCTTTCAAATAATGTGCCGGAGTCTCCAGTTGGAAAGTGCACCTTGACAGTAAAAAATGATGGATATTCGATTAGGTTTCCAATAAAATCTGCAATAGCGTTTTGTTTAAAAAATTGAATAACTTCAGCCAATCTTTGAGAATCGCGCTGACCTTTTGGCATCAATTTAAAAGTAAAATTCCAATTTCTTAAGTCTGTCAATCCAAATGCCAATGATTGAAGGTCGTTTATAGTCCTCCCCTTTTTAACTTCTACAAAGGCCGCAATATTTGTTGATAATGCTCGGAGAGTATCGAGCCCTCTTTTTAGGCCAAATTCAAATATATTTTTTGCCCCAACTCCTTCGGCGGTTTCCCAATTAATGTTCTGTTGGTCATTTATGGTTTCGGCCAAAGGTAACACCACTGACCCACTTCCTGTGCTTTGAATAAATATAGATGCATTCCTTTTCTGATTTGCATCCACGTGCCACTTATATGCGGTGAATTCAATATAAGGAATGTTTGGGACATCATCCACACTTCTGGGGCCAACTCGACTTAAATCAGTCGGGAAAACTAACCGGGGTATTGTTTTTTGCTCTCTTTTTCCAACAAGTTGAGGGTCTGGCATTGTTCTCTCCCGCGGGACGCGGTGGGACCTATAAAAGCAAGTATGCGATAAAGCACTCCTGCTCGATTCCGATGGTTGAATATAATATTAATCGCACCGGATTGCTCCGGTGCGATTTTGCAAAATAATTAAATAACCGTCCCGCTATTATACAGGCAGGTTAGTGACTTGGATGGTGTGATAGTAATTCTCGGCACCGAACAAGTTTTCAAGGATTCCATATCTGGTATGGAAGAAAGTTCTCGGTTGCCCGTCTTCCTCACCGAAGCCCTTCTGAATCTGAAGCGGAATATATGGCGCATAAAAAATACCGGCGTCAATTTCATTCGGCCCCTTGTATCCCATCTGAATGTCATCGGACGTGGCGTAAATGTCCACATAACAATCCATGCCCAAGGCTTTTCCGGCAAATGAGTTCTGTACGGGGTCAACGCCCTGTGTGCTCAGTTTGCCTGCGGCCTCAATTACCGATAACACAGCCGGGGAGACAATCATGAAGGTTGCCATACCACGTCTATTGGTCACGGCCAGTTCCCGCTTTTGGCGAGCTATATGAGCCATCAGGTTCTGGTATTTCTCCAGTTCCCATCGGCCAGTATCACCGGCGACAACCGTGTTGTAATTATAGGCACTCGAAGTCCCTGCGGTTGCGGCGATAAGGGCAATGAATTCCCTGTTCATTTCAATGACGATTTCATCGGAGGCAATGGAGGTCAGAAGACGCTCGGCATTCATGTTATGAATGGCCTGCAAATCCTGCTCCAATTCCTGCGTCCATTTGGCCTTCAACTTCCGGGTCTTGGCGGTCACGGTATCGGTCTCGATGTTAAAGCCGATTTCTTTCATATCCGTGGACAGCTCTTCGCCGACCGATGTGGTCATCGTTCCGGTGTAATTGCTAAAGATGAGCTTATAAAGAGCCTCATTGTCCTGCACATCAGCAACCGTGGTTGCGGCGGCGGAATACGGATTCGCATTATCGACCTGCTCGCCTGCGCCTGCAACAAACGTGCCAGAAACGACTTCGACCAGAAGGTTGTTGTTCTCTTTATGCCGGATGATACCAACGCCGGTGCCTGTTGAGGTGCCACCGTGGGTAATATCGCCACCAGTTCCAACGCCGCCTGTGGCAACGCCAAACAAGGAAGCATCCGCAAGGGTGACCAGAACCGAATTCGCTCGGTTAACCGGAAAGTCGCTATCGTTATGATATACGGCACGAAGGGCAAAAATCAGGCCGGTCGGTCCGGACATCGGCTGTGTTCCAAAAATCTGCATTCCGATAAGGGAAGGCATAACACGCCGGAGCATCGGGATTAAAATAGGTGAAAAGTCGCCAACGCCCTGTGTGGTCGTGGTCTTTTCTCTCAGTTGTTCGGTATTTTCTAACAATTGAGCAACCGTGGCAAAATCCATCGGATTCAGTTTCGGGCATGTGGATACAAAATTCTCCCATTTGCCGGAACCTTCAAGCAATGGCAACCACTTGTCCAGAACTTCCTGCTCGACTGTAAAAGTCTCATACAATTTTTCCATTAGATTTTCTCCTTATGGTATTTTACGTTAAAAATATCTCTGTTATTCTTATTTACCGTTTAAAAATGGTTTTTATGGCAAATACTGATCGATTTCTGAATCATCTCCGCCGGACCCGTCATCGTCATCGTCATCGTTGATGTTTTCATTAAGGTCGTTATGCGAATTGTCATCATCATCGTCATCAGAATTTCCATCTTCCTTAACCTTTGCGATGATAATATTTGTTTTCTCTTCAAAGGTTTCGATGCTATCAGCTTCAATACCGTCAAGCAAATCCAAAACCTTCTCGGCATCGACATCTGTGAGGTCGGCCTCAGATACCAATTTCTTGAAGGATAATGCCTTTTCATATTCCAGAATCTGCTTTTTGTTGTCGATATCGGAGTTGATGGACTCATTTAGCTTGTCTTCCTGCTTTTTGAGTTTGCCCTCCAAATCGGTGACCACATCGGTCTCAGATTCAGGCACTTTGATATATTGCTCTTTGAGGACATTGGTGATTCCCTTTGCAATGCCTTCGGCAACCTTGACTTTCACATCGGATTCGATTCCCGGACGATTTTCATCGATGAATTCATCAACGGCCACTTTCGTATACTCGGAAAGTTTGTCGACCAACTCATTTTTGAATTTTTTCATCTCGGCTTTATTGGACTCTTCCAGGTCAGATTCCGTGGAGACAATCGCCTCTTTGACCTTTTCATTAACCGCCGCCTCAAATAGAGTGGTGATTTCTGTCAAAGCCTCATCGGATAACTGTTCCTTGAAGTATTTTTCCAAAATTTTCTTCAGGTCCATGTTTTTTCTCCTTTTAAAAATTTCCGTTATATAAAATAAATGATTTTTCGTATTATAAACATATTTACCGTTTAAGGTAACAACTATTCAAATTTTCTGTAATTCTTTAATTAAGCGTCTGCGTCTGCGTCAGCTTTTAGGCCGGACGTGAACTTGTCCAACTTTTTCATGAAAGCATTGGATGCAGGGTCATCGGAAGTCGCCAAACCTTTCAGTAATTGAACGGCTTTCATTTGCTCTTCATTTGAGCCCGACCAACCGGTATCGATAAGCTCTTTAATAATGGCCTTGGGGTCAACGGCCTCTTCAAGGAAATTTTTCCCTTTATCTGTTATCGAAAATGTATCTTTGCCTTTATTGGCACTTATCAATCCTTTTTTCACAAGCGGCTCGGCCACTTTCGCATCCAAGGTAAAGGCATCCTTCATTTGAACCTTTTGCAATATCTTTTTCTCTCCGCCTTCCATAACCATTTTCTGATGCTCCTGTAAATTTTCATACAGGTCCTCAAAATTATGGGTCATTTTTTTCATAACTGCTCCTTATTAATACGAATCAACGATTCGCATGGTTTTATTTTAAATCAATTTCGGCGACTGCTTTACCGTTCTCGTTTGAGGCACCCATCCATTTGATTTTATCTTTACTGGAACTCAATGCCTTTTCAAGCTCGGCCTTTAATTTTTTTGGGTCTTTCTCACTGTTCCAAGTAATCTTGATCGCTTTTCCTTTGCGCTCGATTTTATCTGGTTTGAGAGATTCGATATCCGTTTTCATTGATTCATCCACATTTTGGTAATTTTCGGAAATAGTGGATAAATACTGTTTAAACAGGTCAATTGCAACGTCATCCCGATCTTTTTGAGTTGATTTATCCAGAGCGTCCCGATATTCATCGAGTTCCTCAGATAAATCCTTTCCGACAAGGATTCCATTTTCCCAAATCCACTCAGTTTTTTCCATTACGGCAGTGACAAAAGCATTCGGTGCGGACGGATTTGTTACGATGTCACCCAGTGACACCAGATAAAGAGACTGGACGACTTTTGCATTGCCCGACTCTTTAACATCGCCAAATCCACGGGACGATATACCCATCTTGACTCCGCCGCCAATTAGGTTTTTAACCTGAGTCCCATGAGTTGTATTCAGCACTAATGCTTTTGTGATGAAATTATTCTCATCCTCTTTAACCTCAACAAACCGGTGCGATATGCGGTCCGGATTGATTTCTGAGGATTTTTCAACGGGATGGTTTAATTCACCAACGGCACGACCAACTTTCATAAATTCATCAATATGCTTTTTGATGGCTTCGCTTAAGACGGCCTTGGGATATACACGGTTGTTTTTATTTTTGACTTCGCCCTGGAGAGTGATGCCTTCGATATACATATCTTTCCGGCTTTTGCCTTCTCCAAGGTCGATGATATCCTCAGTGATTTTGATATCATCGGTCAGCTCGCATAATAGTTTCATGTTTTATCCTTTATTTATCATACTGCTTTATCTTGCATTGATTCACCTCTTTTTATTTATCGTCAGCATCATCGTCAGATTTGTCGTCAGCATCATCGTCAGATTTGTCGTCAGATTTTTTACTGTCTCCCACCGGGATACATTTTTTCTTATCCGGTCACCACTTTTGACCCGGCGGACACTTTTTTTCATCCTCTTCCTCTTCCATCTGGTCAACACCGGCCATATCTGCAGCGACTTTTTTGGTAATATTGGTCTTGGCCACGTCATAATGGTCTTGCATTTTACCTTTGAATCGGTCTTTAAAGCCGACCACATTGCTGTCCACGGCTTGTTTTAAAAGTTTATCCATGATATTTTATACTCCTTTTTGGATTTTCAATAATTATTAGGCGGCTTTGACATTTCCGACTTCATACCATCCCAAATCGGTTCCGTCTGAATCCTTGACCTTGACTTTACCGGCCTTTTTATTGACCTCTGTTACGGTCACGGTGATATCTTTGCCTTCCTGGTCAACGATGAGTTCGGTTCCCGATTTAAATTTAAAATCATTACCCAACTCTTCCAAGTCCAGTGTATCTTCAAATGTTTCTTGAAACTGTTTCATAAGGTTTTTCTCCTCTTAAATTTTACGTTAATATAACTATTTACCGATTTTATTCTTTTTCTTTCGGAGGTTTCTCTTTTTCTTTCGGAGGTGTTTCTTTTGGTTCCTCTTCTGGTTCCTCTTCCTCTTCAGGTTCCGGTTGCTGTTTGTCTTTATCATCCTTCGGTTCCGGCGACCCATCCCCAAATTCATCCTCTGGAGTTGGATCTATCTCACCTGCATCCTCTTCCTTTTTAATCTGGTCTTGTTGCTCTTTTATATCATCGTCCGTCATTTTAAAAATTTCCTTCTGGACATATAAATTACTGAAGTATTTGCCAATGAATTCTTCTATCTCCGTGGCGGTCTCAAGCCGGTCTTTCATGATTTCGGTATCTTTTAACTCGGCATAATAACTATCGTTCTGCCACAAAAATTTGATATCATTGCGGATTTTCATCCAGTCTTTTTTACTCATTGTGGATTTATAAACCAATTGTTTTTCAAGTAAATCCATGAATAAAAATGAAAAGCGATACCGCAGGTTTTTGATATACTTTACAAATTTCAATTCCTTGCGCGGCATTTCTCCAGACCGCCCTATTTGGATGGATGGATTTTCATCATCGTCAATTCTTTCAACCGGCACTTTGAGGGATTTGTATAATTTCTTTTTAAAATATATGATATCATCTATCTCGCCCAACTGCTGACCGCCCTCAAGGGTCTCAATTTTCGTCCCTTTTTGGTCACTGTTGGTCGGGAGATAATAATCCTGAATCATAGACAATACGTTTCTCTTGGTCGATAATTGGCCGGTATTGGCATCATAATAAACCTTGGATTTAAACCCGCGGATGAGTTTTTGCACATATGCATCCGCCTTTTTCTTTGGCAGTTTGCCAACATCGATAAAAAATACCCGGCGTTCCGGGGCACGAGTGATTCGATATATGACTGCAGAATCTTCCAAAAGTCGCAACTGATTCAAAGGTTTCAGACATTTATGTAACGGTGAGATAAATATGCGGCCCGTATAATCTGTTAGGCCGGACGGGACGAACGTTATCAAAGCATCCGAAATTAGGTATCCACTCTCCTCCTCTTTATAATTATATTGGTATAAATTCTTTGTATTAGCACATCCATCCAACCGTCTCTGGTTGATTTTGTAAACATAAGCATATTCGCCTTTTAATTCAATTTTCTTTTCGGCGGCGAATTCTTTAAGTTTATTATCAATTTTGATGCGAATAATATCAAACGGGGACAACAATTGTATCTTTTTGATGCCTTCCTTTTCATTATCGACAACATCTTGGAAATACAATCTCCCGTCTGTATACCATTTCCGAAATAAATATTCACTTTCATTATTAAAATTCAATAATTTAAGGATTTCATCAAACTCGGTCTTGATTTTTTTCTTGATTGAATCGGATAAATCAACTTTATCCAAATCAATATCGACCACATCATCGGTCTCTTTGATGATTGCCTCATTAACAATTTCATCGATGGCATCGTCAACCTCAAAATTTATGGTTGCCCGGCGATACATTGTAATCAGGTCATATATGGATTTTGCCCGAATTTCGAAGTCGAGTCCCCATGATAATTGGCTTATGCCAAAAGCATCGGCCTCCGGTTCATCGGTATTTTTTAGAATTACAACGTCATCCTTTACTTCCACATCATCTTCAAACTTATCTTCGCTTTTAGGAAATAATTTTTTTAATCGCCCGAAAACAGTCATTATCGTTTCCTTTTAGTTGATTTCGTTCGTGTGACTTTTGCTTTTTTATTTTTACCCTTGGTTTTCTTAACATGGTCTTTCCATTTGTCTCTCATTGCGGAGAATACTGCCTTTTCAGATTTCTTCCGCCACTTACCGGGAATATTTACCGCTGCGGCCCGATAGGTTTCCCACGTGAATACCGCAATATCCGACTGGATATGGCTGTTCAAATAACGCCGGATTATCAAATAAGAATAACCCATCGGCAAACGCAAGCTCGCCCATGCACGTTTAATTTGAGGATAAGTAATCCTCTTTTTATTTTTGGCTGACCTCACGAGTCTATCCGCCAACTGCAATCGCTTCGCCCACGGCAGATAATGTATATTCAATCCCAAAAACCCATCACCATATTTTGCCAAAAGTATCGGCATCGGTAAAACATCATAATATGGTAAAATGCTTGACCATTTCGGCGAGTATTTGAACATCATTGGAAATCCAAATCGAGCCCGTGTAATTTTTGACGGCTTTAATTTGGGAATCTCAACGTCTTTATATAGCCGGTCAAACATGACTTGGATATCCTTGGGGAATTTTCGTTTCCCGCGGACAAACTTAGTCCGTTTAAAAGTACCGGCTGTTCCCGGCTTTTGCTCAAATACATTTTGCCCTAATGCCATGATTTAAACCAGTTTTACTTTCAATACACGCTTTATTAGCTTCTTAAAGCCGGCCCAGTCCGCCCTCTTGATGATTTTCTCCATCTCGGCGGTCTCTGCCGGAGTTGCATTTTGGTAAAATTTGACCATCTCCTGAAAGCCAATATTGCCGCCGAAGGCAATCTCATTTAATATTTTGACAAAGTTTTTCATGCAGGTTCCGTATCATATGAGCCACATTTGGGACATTTAACTTCAAATGTATTTTTGCCGATTTTCTTTTTGAATCGTTTGCCGCACTCCATACATTGGAGCTGAGTGGATTCGCTTTTTTTGGCCTCTAAAATTTGCTTGAATGTTTTCATCTTAAATCCTTTTCAGTAAGGATGATAAATTTCATACCTTTTTTCTTGGCATATTTATCCGCCGCTTTCCATTTGTTTAAATTTTTGATATACTCAAAAATTTTCCTTTGATAGGTTTGAGTTTTTCGATTTTGTTGTGGAGGTTCGAGAGTGAATGCAAATGGCTTTATTTCAACGAGATATTCTTGTATCCCGCCGTCTTTTGTTTTAATTTTGAGCCATGCATCAACAAAATATCGATGATTTTTTCCATCCACATCGGCAGTATAAGGCACCACGACCTGTTCCGAATTCCACCTCATTATTGCCGGATTATGGTCAAAGAAACGATAAAACTTTAGTTCGAGTCCGGACCGAAAAATAATATTTCGGACGTCCCCCTTGTATTTTTCTGGATGGACGGGTCTGTAATATCCCTGTTTTAACGTCTTTTGATTATAGACCATTCAGATTAAATTAACTCCTATTATTACTATTTACCAATTTCTTCAAGTAACTTTTTCACTAAAGACTTCAATGCAATTTCATCATATTTTTCTTTAAAGGGACATTCCTTTCTATAAACATTCTCAATATCTAAAAATAACTTCCCACATATATTTTTACATCTACCGGGGACAGAAATAAATGGACATATATCTTTTGGTCCAGCTTCCTGCCACCATTTGAGCCCCTTTTCCATCGCCTCATTCACTTCGTCAGGGTCTACCGTAATCGATTGAACTGGAATACCGACCTTAAAAGTGATTTTTCGTGACATTTTTGCTCGTTTTAAATGGTTTTATTAGTTACATCATATTCGAACTGCTCCTGGTCGTAATATTTTATTCGGCGCAGAAAATGCTTCAATACATAATTCCGTCTGCTCCGGTATGTCAAATCATCGGTCACGTCATATAATTTGGCATTTTTGTTAAAGTATTTCCTTAAAAGTCGCCCAATACTCTGGATAACCTTTACACTCGACAAAACTGATTCTCCGAAAATCAAATTATGTAAATTTTTGATATTGATACCAGTCGAAAATGTCCCATAACTGGCGACTATGATTACATCATCATATTTCTCAGCAACGGCACGAACCTTTTCACGATATTTTACCTTTACCGTGCCGTCAATATAAAATACCTTTTTATCCTTAAAATTGCGCTTGATTAAACGATATAGATCCCGCCCATAATCACGTATTTTAAATAATATCATCGTATTTCCGGGACGTGACGCCGCCAACTGGCACAGAAACTTTTTCCGTGACGATATAGCTCGGATTATTTCATTCTCCTCCACATATTCTTTATGGTGCCGGCCCATGAACTTTTTGGTTATATCCGGTCCATATTTTAAAATAATGCATTTAATCTCGATATCGGATAAATATCCTTTTTCAATCAGCTCGGCGGACTTGGAAAATGTTTTGATATTACCCAAGAGCCCGTTAAGTTGCATCTTGGCAATTTTACAGTCTTTCAAATGACCGGTCATGCCGACCCGATAAATGGCATTTATACAATGATGCACAATCCGCGGGAGTTCCTTTGCGGTTGCCTCATGCACTTCATCGACCACCACGCAGTTAAATTTTTCAAAATACTCTGGTGGCATATTTTTTAACGATTGCCAAGTCGAAATCGTTATCATTTTATTAGTATATTTCTCGCGGCCGGAATAAATCCGGTGATTATATTTCCGAAAATCACATAAATTTTTGGCATACTCCTGGAAATCTGAGGACATTTGCTCGACCAGAGACGTCCGGGGAACCAATAAAAGACATTTTATATCATCGTATAAATACCTCAAAAGATTAAAAAGTATGTAATAAATAAACGATTTACCGGATGCTGTGGCCGACACGCCTATCATTTTCTGATGGTATAAAAAGTATTGTATGGTTTTTATTTGATAATCTCGTGGCACCAAGTCGGCTTTCAGGACCTCATTACAAAACTGCAGAATCTCATCTGATGATGTTTTGCCGCCCATTTCAAGGAGCCGTGGTTCGATTTCATATTCATAATCGCTTAGTTTCAGGTAACCTATTAATTTTTTTAATAAGCCAAACGGCAACAAGCAATTGTTAATATCAAATAAATGTATTTTTCCATCCCATATGCCAGATTGATATTTCGGACTCCATTGATGATTCGGAGAATAAAACGAAAAAACATCGCTTAATTCCTGCGCCTCATCATATTCACAATCAATCGAGACGAAAGCCTCATTATAATATTTAATTTTCATAGCAATTAACCGAAATAATTATTATTCTCTTTCTCCTCTTCGGCCACGACAGATTTATTATATTCGGAATCGATCCTATTATGAGTCTTGATATGGCTAACCAACTCCTTTACCTGCGAGAAAGTTCGTCCACATACCGGACAAGACACCAATTTAATATAATTCTCACCCATTTAAAAGCTCTCTGTTTTTGACCGTCTCCAGTAATTCTTCGTCTATCCCGGCCATATTATTATGTTTTTCTTCCAAATGCCGGTGCATATCATCTGTATCTTTACAGATACATTTGCATATTGGGCATGTTGGTTTACTTTTTAACATTTTTTCCTCTCTTTCTCCAAGCATTCCAACCGAACATCCGGACCGACCGATAAATAACGACCCGTTTCCATTTGGCAACGCCCAAAACTTCCATCGCCTCCAAGAAAATTTGGTCTGCTCGTTTCCTGGTATAAATCTGAGTTCTATAAAGCCAATCATGTATGACCGCCGCCTTACCGTATAATCCAGTCGGCGGAAGTATTGACCAAAAAATCCTTGGAATGGATGCAAAATCCATCCGGAATTTTTTATGAACATATATAATATCAGATGTATATTTTGCCGGATAAACTAAATGATACTCAAATGGTTGAGCGACCTCCCAAATCCGACCATCGATATGCTCCACTATTAATGGTGTCGTAAATTTACTCATCGTCCACGGCCCTTTCTACCTCTTTGGTCTTGGTTTCATTATCGGCCTGCTTTCAATTCTTTAAATTTGATTAAGTTATTGATATCAAAGGATAATTGAGTCGTTTTCTTTAGGATACTCTCTATCATTTCGACAATTTTCCTTTGGCACTCTACCTGATAAAATATTTTTGAATACTCATCATCAGAATCAATATAAAATTTGACCTGAGTATGTTTTACCTCATATGCATAATGAAATAGATAGTGATTGAGCTTATCCCGCCATATAACGGCGAGTTCCTTATCTTTTTTCATTAATTTATGCGACTGTTTATAAAAATGCCTGAGCCACTTGCTGTGCAAATTTGGAATCGTGCGCAATTTTGCCTCAAGGTCGGCTTTATCCAGGTTGAAGTCCTCTTCGGCCTCTTTTAAATAATTTTCTATGATATCATCATATTTCATGACTCTATTATACTATAAATTCGCTAATTTGACACTCTTTGATATGTAAAATTGTTTACTTTAAATGTAACGTCCATTCTGGCCGGTTCAATATCATCAATTTGAAAATTCATCGGGATATCAGATATGGTAAATGGAAAAGCATCGATTAAGGTACACTCCATAATGGTTTGAAATTTTGCGTTTAAAATATCAATACCGATATCAATCACGTCCCGTTCTAAAGCAATTTCATTAGGATTTCTTAGCCGGACAATCCAGTCGGCAAAAGTCTGCCAATTTTCAAGTTCCTCTTGAACCAAAAATTGCATATTCACTTCCTCAAATTCCAATGAATCTCCGGGGATATGAATTATGCGAATTGAAGTTGGTTGCGGGGTAACTCCCATAATAAAACTCGGTAAATTTAAAGTAATACAGGTGCCGCCCAAATTTCTGACGTCCGGTCGGTCCGATAAGAAGGTGACCCGAAATCGATTCTCAAAATTGAAATTATATATTCCTGGTTTTGTTTCAGCCATTTTTTGACAATTCCTCTTGATTTTTGGTATACTTGTTCCCATTACTATTTACCAATCCATTTAAACGGTAAATATAGTTTTAACTAAATTTCGTGCGGTTCGATTGGTGCCATCCCGCACGAGCCTTGAATCGGCTTGATTGGGGACCATAACTAAAAAAACCATTCGTACACCTAAAGTTCATCATCAAATGTGATAAGGTTAAAAATTAAAGCGAAATTGAAACGGGGACGAACAGGATAAAATAATTGCAAATGGTGGGAATCGGCCATGAGGCTTTAAGCTTCTAAACTAATGACCATAGCAGACTTGGGAAGGTCTGCAAATGCTATCTTGGCATTAGCAAAAAACTATCTCCTGATATATCGAAATGGTTTTCTTATCTTTTGATAAGTTTAGTCGAATTAAAAATAATGTCAAATGTTTTGCTTTTTAATTTTTCAATCTAAGTTAACCAAGCAAGCATTTGTTTCTATGGGAGAGGTTTCTTATGAATATAATTTATGTTTATACGGATGGGTCATGTCCTCATCAAACCAAACATATGGGAATAGGTATCTATGTCAAATATAAAGGCAAAGAGATTAAATTTTCCAAATATGTCGGCATGGGAACGAATAATATTGCCGAACTCACCGCTATCAAAGTCGCCCTGCAGAAATTAAAACAATATCAAAATCACCGCATTAAAATAATCACCGATTCGAAATATTGCATCGGGGTCATAACCAATAAATATTGGAAGCCGAAGAAAAATACCAAATTAATCAAAAAAATTAAAAGGTTGCTGAAACAATATAAAGATTTATCGTTTGAATGGGTCAAAGGCCACGATGAAAGTTATGGTAATAAACAGGCCGATAAATTAGCCTTGGAATCCAGGAAAAACGGGGAGAAAAATAATCCCACTGGATATTTATATATCAAACCTTATAAAACTAAGGATGAGGTTGCGGCGGGACGTGGCACATTCGTATATAAAACAAAGCATTACACGCCAGAAGAAATCGCAAAAGAAATGGAAAATAATCGAAGAAAAAGCTAAAGTTTTGTTGACAAAGGCCGATAACAGTTATAGAATGGAAAGAAACGGTTAGGAAACTAAAACTAAAAAGGAGAAGTAAACATGGCACAAGCAAAGAAAAAAGCAAATACACCGGATTTTATGGCCACGGTAACTGGTAACGCCAAGGTCGCCGAAAAGAGCACCGCCAAAAAGACGGACGACACCATTATAACAGACGCACCGGAAACCGTAAAAGCCGACATCACCAACCTGATTGTCGCCAAGAAAAAGGCCAAGGAAGCCAAATCGGATATTGCCAAGGCCGAAAAGAGCATCCTTGAATTTGGCAGGGGACGCCACGATGACGAAGCCTTTGCCGGACGCTTTAAGAAATCCCGCAAGATTGAGGGCACCGAAGGAAATACGGTAAATTTTATCACCGCCAACAAATGGAGCTTCTCGCCGGACGATGTAGAGGATATCAACGGCCTTTTAGGGGACGCCGCCGATGACCTGATTGAAAAGGATTATGTCGTAAAAATTAACTCGGAAGTTTTTACCGATGAGGCCAAGCAAAAAGAGCTGATGGAACTTTTGGGAGACCGATGGAATGACTTTTTTGAAACCACGGTAACCTATAAGGTATCCGAAAACTTTGACGAAGCCGTATATACCGAACTGAAACCGGACGGACTGGCCGACCTCAAGGTTTTTATGAGACAAAGCAAGCCTTCAATCCGGTAACCAACCGGAACCGCATGGAATACCGCATGGAATCAGATTCCATGCGGCGGCGAAATACAACATATAAATAGTAGAATTTTCAAAATATACAACATGAGGTGTACATTATGCTCGCAAACCCGACCGAATTTCAACAAATTGATGAACTCGATGATACCGAATATCTTTGGCTTTGTGACGATTGCAATACGATATTTGATGGCAAACATGCCATCCTGCCGCACGGTGGCCTTTGTGACCCCTGCCTAATTAAAAAAATAACCAAAGCCGACCATTTGGAAGAGGACATTCCTTTTTAGGAGATTGAAATGAAAATCAAAAACTTTAAATATTTTTATCCCGAAAAGCCGGTCTTGACGACTATCGACCAAGAATTATTTGGGGATATGAGCAACGATGACGACTATGTCGCAGAGCCCAAATATAATGGGCAACGTTGTTGCTTGCATATAATGGACGGCAAGGTCGAGTTTTGGGGACGCCACGGCAAAAAACTCAAATATAATGACGACCCTGACCCCGAAATGGTCGCCGAATTAAAGGCCAGATTTCCCAAGGGATACTTCCTATTTGATAGTGAACTCCGGCATAACAAAACAACCGGCATCCGCAATAAACTTGTATTATGGGATGTATTTATTTGGAGAGACGAGCTATTAAATAAATTGCAATATTGGTCACGCAGAGCCATGCTCGAATTGAGGATTGAGGATATGGATACCTCAAAAATCACGCTCATCGCCCAACATAGCACCGATTTTAAAAGGGTATATGAGAAATACGCTTCCGACCCTTCGGATGAATTTGAGGGACTGGTAATGAAAAACGTCCACGGCATGATAAATATAGGCCGGACGTCCGCCGCCGAATCAAACTGGATGTTTAAAGTCCGCAAACCAAGTGGTAGATATAAATTTTAAAGGAGAAATAAAATGAAAGTTGAATTTCAAAAAACCGAAGGTGATATGAAACTTATGGCCATCTATGTCGCCCAACTCAAACGGGAAGGGATGGGTTTCAAATTGACAATAACATGAGCAACTATACCGTAACCATTACAGGATTCTAAAATGAAATTAATTATTATAATCCAACTGGCAATCATCATCGGATATTTATCCGGTATTTTAAAACCAATATAAGGAGAAATAATGAAAGTTATAATGAATATCATAGATGAAAATGGCATAATGTTATTTGAACATGACATGGAAATATCAGATAAATGTAAAATAAAATTTCTGCCAACAGGGAGAGTGATTAAGAATGCCATTAAAGAAATATTTAAAAGAAAACGGGACGATAAAATGAACGAACGAATTGCACAGCAACGGAAATTCGTGGAATGGTTGAAGGCAAAGGGTGAATACAATGCCCTTGATTCAGCAGCAACCATGCAAAGGATGTTCGAAGTCTGGACAAAATCCAAACCGAAATAAAGGAGAAATAATCATGACGAGCAAAAAGGAAAAAATTGTTGTATCTGACCTCCGGCACATTAACGGATATGAAAGGGATTGCTTCAAAGTGGTAAAGGCTGTGAATACCATTAAATTTCCCATCGGCAAATACCTCTCCTCCAAAGAGGTTGAGGATGAAATCAAATACAATTCCGATATGACGGTCGATATTGTGCCGCAGAAAAAGTAAACCCCTCTCCCTAATCCGCCGATAATTTGCCGGAAATTGTCATAAAACTGACAATTTTCGGTAGATAAGCGTTACGAAATCAGTAACTATTTGAAATGTTTACACCTGAAACTTGGCATAAAAATAATTTGAGAAAAAGCTAAAGTTTTGTTGACAAGTGCCGATAACAGTTATAGAATGGAAAGAAACGGTCAACAAAAGGAGAAATAAATATGACAACCATTTTTGATAACAGGCCGAATTACTTAAGCAACAGCCGATTTAAAGTAGCAAAAAGATCCGGCACCGGAAACTCCACTTGTCCGGTTTCCGAAATGGAACGGGTCAGATTGCAAAATCACATTATTGACGATTCTGTTGTATCCGATTTTATGCAGTTTTTATACGATATGGGTGAGGACATTATATCGGTAGAACTCTCACATCGCCAGACGACCCAACGATGGGGAACCGCATGGACTGCCAAACGCCGAGTGGTATTATATCGCCATACCGCATGGACTTTTTTGCATGAGGTCGCCCATGTTATAAACGATGGAGACGCCAGAGCCGAATCCGAACGTGCTAATGCACCATATTTTCAATACAAACGCAAAGCCCACGGTCGCTCATTTGGTAAATATCAGCAGATGCTTTATGATTTATGGATGGAGCATATCGAGCCGAGATGGGATGAACTTAAAATAGCCGCACTGAATGCACCGGCACCGCCCAAGGTAGATCCGGTCAAGGCCGAATTTGAAAAAGCTTTTGTGGCCGGACAATTTGGGATGATGGTATCGGTTTGTGTTGAAGCCGATGGCAATAGTTATATTGATGGCAAAGGGGCAATAACCGACTATCGGAAATATTTGGATATGTTGGTAAAGGCCAGAGAAACGGATGAAAAATTCAAACCGCTTTTTACGCCGCCCAAACGCCACGTGGTAACAGGTGGGGACGTGCAGGTCGGGGACAAGGTTTGGTTTTGGAGCAGCAAACGAAAAACCACCAAGATAACCGGCATCGTAAAAAGAGTCAATTTGAAAACCTGCCGGATTACCAATACGCCGGACGGAACTGATTGGAGAATATCTCCAAGGCTATTAAATAAGGAAATTTAATGAGCACTTTTAAACAACTCTTTGAAGCAAAGGCAAAAGTATTTG